GAACCTCTACTCCATGTCGCCAAATTGTATGATATTAGATGCCAAGAGGATTCAAACTATGCAATCGCAAGGCTATCACAATTAATAGGAAATACTTTGGGAGGAACGCTATCTCTTGGAGTTGGCACATACAAACAACTGGATACTGATAACGCTGATAATGGAGTTTATGTTGTTGAGAATTGGGAGATAGTTGATAGAGAATACCACCATGGATTAGAACAACAGGAGTACGACTTCAATAAAGTGGTGTCGGAAATTAGAAGTGTCAACGATTCAATATTCAAATACAAGGAGCAAGGCCTATGAAACCACAAGAAATATTTGAACACGCAAAGAATATTGCTTATAAAAAACAAGTAACCATTAACGAAATATATAAGCCATTGTTAGTAAAGCATGGCTATCAAGATGCCAAAGGCAAAGCGCTGAAATCATTTACCATAATGATTAGCTATGAAGAAGACCTTGATGCAATACCAAAGGAGCAAGACTGATGAAAGTATTTGTAGTGATAGAAGAATTTTATGGAACTGTATCTGATGTAAATGTTTACAAGAATAAACCTAAGGATATGAAAGAAATGAAAGATGGTGAGGACGAAGGCGAGAGATGTTACGAAGTAGAAATACAGGAGAAAGACAATGACTAAGAAGTATGAATGGAAAGCAAGAGGAGGTTCAAAAGGTATTGTCGAAGCTGATAATCTTTTGGATCTGATTAAGCAGGTTAATCTAGGTCTTATGAATGAACTGGGTTATTACCTAGATGAATTTACAAGCATAGAGGAGATCAAACCTAAAACAATAATGGTATGCAAAGAATGTAAAACGCAATCATGGACTATGGAAGATGTGAATGGGCAACCCATAACTGATTGGGCAGATAGACACGCATTTTGTTTTAAGTGTGATGACTTCGCACATATTATTGAGATAGAGGAGAAAAACTAATGAGTGATGAGCATACAAAACTTGAAAGCATACATAGTGCATTACAAGAACTACAACAGGACTTTAATATTCCTTATGACCATGAGCATTTAGAAATTGCTTTTAAGTTTACAGAAGATTTAAGAGAAGCACATTTTAGAAAGGAGCAAGACTAATGGATATAGGAAATAATTGTGTGCATTGTAATAAAGACACATCTTTTGGTTCTGGAAGATTTGTAAATAGAATACCAGCAGACGCCGACTATCAAGCTGAAGATGATAAAGGAAACATTATCTTCACAGAAGGAGAATATAGAGACGGATATGCTTGTGAGTCGTGTCAAGAATTAGAGTGTGATAAGTGTTCTAAAACAACTATCGATTACTCTTTTGGCAGAGAAGTTGAAGACAAGTATTATGATGTTATTTGTAGTGATTGTTATGAAGATAGCTTTATCGTTCGATCCGATTAAATCCCCGACACCCCGATCATTTAGATCCCGATTACTTGTCTCCCGACTTGTTCTCAATAACTGTTCCCGACTTGCTTTCGATAGCTTTAGTCCCGAGCAGTTGTTGTAACCTTCTCTCTACCTCCGATCTATCCATCTGATCTATCTTGCCGTGTAATACTTCCCGACGATCTACAATAAGACCCCCGACCTTTAAGAGTAATCCTTGAGCCTGAATCGCGGCATTATAAGCCCCCGAAGACCAAGCATCATCCCGAAGTCTATATAAGTCTTCTACAGCCTTATCATGGGTTAGCTCGAACTTCTGTTTAGCTTCCGACATTAATCTTTCATACTCAGACCTTACATGATTGTATTTGTTACCCTCATGCATGTATCTCCCGACGACAATAGGATTCTTATACCCTGCTTTTTTGGCCGCTTCAGCCCATGTAAGTTGTGGGTCATTGACTGCATTCCACACAAGAAGCCTTTGTCTCTTAGTAAGATTCCTTTCATCTGTGTTCACATATTCAATAGGCATATCTTCTACACCTTCTTCTAATGTTTTCTCGACCTTAATCTTTTTTCGTATGTTGTTGTTGTTTGGCATTTAGCAATCTAACTCCTGGGTGTCGTTTTACAAATCTTACTACATCTTCTCGTTCAAGCAAATCTATAAGATATTGCGGTAATTTGTTTCTTAATTCTTTTTTTAGTTTTGTCATATATAAAATAGTTTTGTCACACTTTTGTCAGAGAACCTTGACAAAAGTAAGAAGCCTGTAATATAGGGCTGTAGAGAGTAATAATATATATAAATAAGAGTATATATATAGTTTTGTCATACATTCTTATACTCCCCCTTTCATATTACTCATTCCGTGTTGAATTGTTCCGACCCTTTTACCACTTAGACCCATTCCTTGACAAAACTGCCAAAACGCCAGAAGCATACGCAGTAAGTGTTTCAAGCCAATAGTTTTGTCATTCTGTATCGTCGTCTGTGACAAAACCCTCTTGAAAGATAGAATTGACGCTTTTTTTAATACCAAAGCAACTCTCTAGAACTTCATCAATAATATCTAAGCCTTCCTCTGGAGAATCAGAATAACTTAATAACTCACATACTCCGTATGTAAAAATTAAGCTCGCCGTTTCTTTAGGGGAAGCCCCTCTTGTTGCGAAGTCTAGGAATAAATTGTCTAGTCGTTCTTTAGCTTCTAGATGTGTAGGAGCGGGACGCTTAGATGCGAAGTCAATGATCTTTAAATGTGACATTCAATTAGTATAGCAAAGTTTGTAATAAGGTGGAGTGTTTCGTTGCAAGCCACACTCCAAGAGCTTTATCGAGGCAACTGCATCTTTATTGTTTATACAAGCCAGATGACTGCCTGTTCGCGATTAATCTCTATGCTTATAGTATTGTGAGTCAGTATGCTCTCTCCACGACTGCTCCAAGTGAGGGCCATGTTCTAGTATCCAGTTATCTGACACTTCTCTTAGCTTCTTCATGCCGTCGCAGAACTGTTGAAAGTCCTCGCAACCTTCTTGCAATACTTCTTCTGCGGCACATTCCGCATCTATTAATAGATCTTTTAATTTACTCATGATGTCTCCCTCTTAATACCAGTAACTAGGTCTCTAACCATTTTTTTACCTTCTCTTTCAGTAGGAGCAGAGTCAACTGCCATTTGTGTAAAAAAGCTTATTCCTAAATAAACTATATAAGGTGCAGAAAGATTTTCTGCCTTATCAGTTACATCACATAAATCATAGTAAAACTGATCGTATGCTTTTTCTTGTTTTGTCTTCTTCGTCATATTCGTCTCCATAAAATAAATATACATTAAGTATAAGCAAATATGTTTACATGTCAAACAATTTACTATATTATTTAATAATAACTTTTGGAGAAGTATAATGAAAGCAGATAACAATGACATGGTAGATACTGCAATGGCAATGATAGGAGCTATAAATAAAGAGTATATCAATACCCTTGTTAAGACAAAGCCAGAGCCAAAGCACTCTTACGAGTTCGGCAATGATCTACTGGCTATTAAGAGACTACAAGCCTTTGTAGAATTTGTGAGGACTCATAACCCCAGTATGTTTGAGAGTGCCTACAAGCATGTTAGTGACACTATAAGAGACAATGAGTAATAAGATAAGATTCTACGCATTTGAGTCTAAAGACGATAAACACGGCGTGAAGTTTGTGCCTTATGACCAGACACCTTTCGAGTTAATTGCTATTAGAGATAACTTTGATACCAAGGGAATGTTTAGTAAAATGAAAGCTAACACAGAAGGATATCTTCCTACCTATAATCCAGATAAGAATTATTCAGGAAACTTACAGGACTTACAGGCTAAATTAGGATACTGGCCTATACCTTTGACACATCAATTTGTGTATGAGGATATAGAAATACAATACGACGAGGTTTGGACGAAGGAAACTTCCAAGCCAGATTATAAACATAGATGGGATATAGAGGAGTTTAAGCATTTTTATGAGTAAAGGCAGTAGAGACAGGACTAAAGATAAGGACGCTTTTAACGAGTCGTTTGACCGCATCTTTAAAAAGAAAGAAAGACCAATAGAAGAACTAAAGAACGTAACTGAAGAAAAAAAGGAAAATAAACAATGGAAAAAATAGAAGAACTAGAGAATTATAAATCAGAAGTAAGAGGCGAAGCCCTTATATATGCAGACATACCTAACGAGATATACCATTCTGAGGTAGGCGTAAGCAGTAGCACCTTGCGTAAGTTTGGTCATTCGCAATTACATGCAGTTAATGAGGTGCAAAAGACCACTGATGCTATGAACTTTGGTACTGCTGCTCACTATATGTTAGTGGAGGGCGAGGAAGTATTTAACCAAGAGGTAGCTGTATTGATGGGTTCTCCTTATACCAAAATATATAAAGAGAACAAAGCAGACATGTTAGAGCGTTATGACTGCGTGATTAAAGAGGTAGAGCTAAACCATATCAAAGGCATGAAGGCCAATATCATTGATGACTGCAACCAGTATTTACAAGCAGATGGTAAGTTGCCAGAGGCTAGTTTCTTCTGGTATGAGGATAAGATTCTTTGTAAGTGTAGACCAGATTTAATCTGTCCTCCTTTTAAGACTGCTAGTGTTCCTGGTGAGATATATGTTGTTGACTATAAGACAACCAAGTCTTGCGACCCTAAAGAGTTTGCTGATTCAGTTAAGCATTGGGGCTATGACATGCAAGCGGCATGGTATCGTAGAGGTATGCAGAAGGCTGGATACAAGGTTAAGGAGTTTTCTTTTGTTGCTCAAGAGAAACTACCACCTTATGCCAGTAAAGTATTTGTTATTACAGATGAACAGATGGATAATGCTTGGAAACGTATGGAAGTATTCTTAGCTTCTTATAACAAGTACCTAGATGATGGCGAAACAACCATATATAACTCAGACAGTATTGTCACTTTAGATTTAGAGGATTGATATGAGATTATGTGATATACACAAAAGAGAAAGAGAATTTGATATGAATGATGTTGTGCCTGTGACTGTAGCAGAGGTAGCGGTTTATAGAGAGAAAATACAAACCCTTTTAGACCCATATATTAGTGATGATGAGAAAAACAATAAAAAGATTTTTAGGAAATTTGCATCAAAGGTAGGTGGCTACCAATTAAGCATAGAAAAGTTTTTTTACGGTGCAGATGTTAGCTATCCAATAATGGCAAAGCTAGTGAAGAAATTAAAGGAAGCAGGGATATGAAATACATAAGTAAATTAATCAGCAGATTCTTAGAATGGTCACTACGAAGGACTGAGGAAAAGCTAATGAGGAAAAAGAAATGATTAGAGAGGTAGAGCAGATAAAAATGCGTAAGGATATAAAGTATCTTTTAGAAGAACGTAATTTTAGTAAGGAAACAATTGCTGAAGCATTGGGTATCGTTCCAAGAACAGTAAGAGATTTTATTACAATTGAAAGTGATTTTCACAAGAATACTTTTGATAAAGTATACCCAAGACTACAGGACTTTATGAAGCAAATTAAAGAAGCAGAGGACTATAAACCAAATGAATGAACTGATAGAAGAGATCATAGCTGAGATAAAACGAGACATTGATAAGGACAACCTGATGGCTCTGAGAGACATGTTGACTAGGTTGTTAGAGGATGGAGAGAACAAACATATACTAACCCGTTACCTATCTGAGTTCCCAGAACTACGAGAAGAATATAAGGACAAAACATGAGTAAAGAGATTGATCACCAAGAGGCCGTTAGAAAGCTTAAAAGAAAATATAATATTTATAGCATTAGAAGGAGTTTCAAGAAACCTAAATTTAGAGAAGCGGATGAGATTCAACAGATAATGTCGAAGGAGGATTGGGAGTCATACAGCTACCACAAGGAGAAGTTTAATGAATGAAATAGTTCTTTACACCATAATTGCATTGTTCTTATTATCAGCGTATTCAACGTTTAAGAAATAAAAAAAAGGGGCTCAACGCCCCTTAGTTTCATATCCCCCTTAGAAAGGAGGAATCGCCTCTTTAGGTATAGACATACCATCATCATCTAGTGGCAAATACAATCGGATCTTAGTCTTCATAGTATTTACTACGCCATTATCACCTTCAAACTGATCACTTATTTGTTCAGTCTTAAGCTTTAGTTTCTTACCAACAAAGTCGCTGTGATCTTCTGGGTATTTTTTATATCCAGCAGCCAAAGTAAGCCTAGTAAATATCTCCGTGCTTATTCTTTTGTTATCTTCGTTAGTAGACCACAGGTTATACCACTCATTATGATCACGATACTTACCGCCATCTAGTTGGAATGTTACCTTCAGCGTCCAGTTACCTGCCTTTGACTTGTATTTGTCAGTAGCAATAACCTTGGCATTATGTTCTCCATCTGGTGCTAGAGGTGCGCCAACAGACACTTCCTCTATATTTTCAAAAAATTCTACATCACTAAAATCAGACATTTGCTTCTCCTTTATTGTCGTTTGTTAATGTAAACCCTAATTTCTCAATTAGAGCAGTTATATTTGGCTTTTCAAAGTTTTCAAGTTTGCCACTTCTGTCTTTAGCTTTATAGCCTTGACCGAAAGTAGTTTGTAGCCATCTAGTTTGAACGTTTTTACCGTCCTCATCTTGATCTTCGATAATACGTAGAGCAAGAACTTCATCAAAGAAGTATGTAATTGATTCGCCTAACTTAGTCCCGACCATCTTTGGTGCGTGTCTTAGTATGCCGTCATCATTTACTGTATCTTCTTTACAAAGAAACAACACATGCATATTTAGATCTCTAAATGCACGCATTAAATTTGTTACAGATTCCTGAACATTACCATAGGCCATACGTGGATCTTTTGTACGAGATTTCTCCCATGTCAACAAGATCTCGCTTATTTCAGAAACTGAATCTAAGCACACTGTGTCATATTGTAATTTTCCAGACTTTAAAGCATCGTGTAGTTCCATAACTTCAGACGCCTCCTTTACTTCTATAGCCTGCACGTTTTTTGCATCTTTGATAGATAACAAACCAGCTTCAGCACTTATTACAAGTACCTTGCCTGGTGCCGTTACAGCTAAAGTTGTTTTACCCGAACCAGCCATTCCATATACCAAGATTTTAGCACCTTGATTCTGGACTAACTGTTGCGGAGATACTATTCTATTTTGTATTTCCATGTCTACTCCTCTTTGTAGTGTTATATTTAACTTGTAAATTATACACTACTTAACTACAATGTGTAAAATACATTATATCGGAGAAGTAAAATGATTAATAAAGAAGACACTATTTGGCAAGCAAATTATTATTTTAGAATAAAAACTATTGCAGTCAAAAAACTCAAGGAGCTTGAAATTATGGGTGTAAAACCTAAGTACACAGATAGGCA